AAATATCTTACATCCGACAAACCTTGAGCGCCACAGTATTCTGCTGAGAGAAGAGGTAGACGCAAGTGAGGTTAATGCAATGATGCAGGAAGAGCAGGAAGAGCAACAACTTCTTGCACAGCAACAACAGATGGAACAGCAACAGATGGAACAGCAGATGCAACAACAGCAGATGCAACAACAACAACAGCAACAAGGCGGACAGGGGGAACCTATGGCTGGACCTCCGCCTGAAGGAGTGGTAGAACAGGGAGCAATGTAATGGCAGGACGTCCCGAATCCCGTGCGGATTTGTTGGCGATGTTAAGAACACATCCAGGTTGGAATTCCTTAAAAGAAGAATTTGACAAGCGATGTACTGATGAAATGGACCGTATAGTTAACGGCACCCTGTTTGATCAGGAGTCCATTGCAAAGCACCACATCTCCATTGGGAGAGTGAGGGCATGGAAGGAAATCTTAGATTATCCTGAAAATGTCGAGAAATTTGGGCCTCCACGGTGAATAGCCAGGGGTCAACACCTAATACGATCCGATTAATGGGACATTGTTAGCGGTGAGCTAAAAGAGACGGAGTTAAATGGCTGAAGAAGACGTAAGCCCCCAACCAGAAGATGAGGTTGATACGGGTGAAGAAGATGAGGACATCTGGGACAGTGCTCCAGAGGTAGAAGATGAGGATGATCCACCTGTAGAGGCCGAGGCGGAAGCTGAGGAGGAAGGGGAGGAAGAGGAAGCCGACGACGACTCTGAAGAGGAGGAGGACGAGGAAGATCCCGCTCACGACTACGAACAGAGATACAAGTCCCTAGAAAAAGAGTTTCATAAAAGAAACGAAGCAAGTGCAAGAGACAGGGAAGATTTCAACGACCTTAGACTACGCTCCTTAGAGCAGGATAAGCAACTTGAAACCCTGAAGAAAGGCTACAAGGCGCCGGACACCCCTCCAGACCCAAGCGATGAAGGCTCGTTTTTTGACGAGGATGATCGCACAACGATGGAGGAATTCAGCGAACTTACTGGGGTAACCAAGAAATTGGTCCAGCATGAAGTAGCCAAGGCATTAGGAAAGGTAGCCCCTGCAATCAATAAAGATTCAGAAAGGGTTGCCCAACTTGAAAAAGCCTACCAGGACCAGAACTACCAGCAGTTTTTGAGCAACCACGAAAGTTCGATGCTCAGTTCAGTTGGAGATGATTATCGGGATATCGATAAGGATCCAGATTTTCAATCATATGTTTTGGCATCGCCTGCACTTACTAAAATGATGACCGAATCCACGTCACCTGATGATCATGCGTCAGTAATGAATTTATGGCTGGAAAATACAGATTCCGGCAAGGGATGGCGACCAACAGAGGAGCCAGAACCTAAAGCGCAGTCAAAAGGATCAGCTAAAAAACAGAGTACGAGACGCAAGGCGGCCTCGAACCTGATGGACAACTCCGCTCCAAGAATAGAAAGAAACACCGACAACATGTCGGATGAGGACCTCTGGGATAGTGTCCCAGACCCTAAAGAAGATTTTTAGGGATTCCTTATTTATTAATAATTTTATTAGGAGTTGATTATGGCAGCTTATGGCGGAACGGGAAGCGTTACGCAGGCCACCAGTTATGGTGACCTGAGCAAGAACGATGCGTTCACTATTCAAAAGAAGATGTTACCAATTGCAAAGCGATTGCTGACATTTGCGAAATTCGCACAAAAAGAAACTAAGCCCCAGAAGCAGGGATTAGAGATCAGACACCGTCGTTACGAAAGATTTCCAGTCGTGGATTCCCCGATTGCGGAAGGTGTAACACCGGACTTTACCTCGCTTGAGCACACCACGCTCATGCACACGCTGAAGCAATTCGGAAGTTATGTGAATACCACAGACGTCCTTTTGGCAGCCTCGCATGACCCGGTTCTCAACGTAATTTCAGAACGACAGGCCACGCAAGCTGGTGAGACAATTGACTTTCTCAGCTACAAGACCTTTCGTGCAGGAACCCAGGCAGCCTATGCTGGTGGGACTACCAGAATAACTACGGACCAAACAATTGGTTTAGTTGGAGCACATGCTTCTCAACTAACCGCAGCACCAACAGGATCCGACGGTCTAATTCAAAAGGCCATCCGTGTACTGGAACGTAATGATGCCGTCAAGCTACGCAAGAAATTGAAAGCAGCAGTTGGCATTGCTACCGAGCCGATCCGTGAATCATTTGTTGGTATCTGCCATCCTGACCTTCGTCAGGACATTGAGGCAATTACCGGATTCGTCCCAGTCGAAAAGTATTCCGACACAGGTGATGCAATCGAAGGTGAGATTGGTTCAGTCCGTGGCGTGAGATTCATCACCACAACCCAAGCAATTCCTTTTGCAGATGCTGGCGCTACAGCAGGTAGTAACTTCATGGTTACAACCAGCGGTACTTCAGGGACATCTGGCAGTTGTGATGTTTATCCCGTTATCATACTAGCAGCCGATGCAATCGGTTGTGCCACACTTGGAGGCATGGATTCTCTCCGCTCCAAAGTCGTTATGCCTAAGCCAGGACCTGGTGACCCTTTGGGTCAACGTGGTACTGTTGCATGGGATACATTCTACTCTTGCATTATTTTGCAGGATTTGTGGATGTATCGCATTGAGTGCACTGCGACCAACTTATAATTCTAACCTATGAAGCCCTTAGCTACGGAGCCCCGTAGCGGGGGCTTCTATACCCTAAATGTCTAAATAGGAGAAATCTATGGACTCTATTAAAACTAAAATTGTCAATGCTACCCAGAGCACACAGCATGACAATGTTACATATTCGGATCTGGATGCCACAGGCACCTATATCCGGTGCTTATACATTCCTATGGGAGCAAGAGTTGATTCTGTTGAGGTAAGAGCAAACACTCGTTTTGCTGGTAACTCTACTGCAATCACACTTAAAACAGGCCACCCTGTAGGAGTAAGTCAATCAGACACATCCTCTGCGGTTGCCGCTGCTGATTTTGTTGCAG